GTCGGGAGTGTCGAGATGATGAGATCTGCTGAAATGAGTGTTGAGGCGGGAACAGCAGTACCTCCAGAAATCGTTATTAATCCGCCACTAACGCAGGAGAAATAATAGGTAAGCTGGTACCCATTAAAATCGGGGGTGTTGTAATTCATAAGTTGGGTAGGATACCCCGAAGCGCTATTGTAAAGGGGCGTTCCCACAGGTGATGGTGGGGACTGCCCAAAAATGTTTAGGTTGGTCGCACCTTCAGAAGGTGTGATCGTGTGGTTAGTCAAAACCAAACCAGAATTGGTATGACTATATATGATATATTGGACGCATATGTTCCCAGTAAAAGTGGAGGGTAGTCGAATAGTGCCTAATCGACTATTGAGAACACAGCCTAGGTTAGAAGCAAGCGTAGGGGTAGGGGTCGAACTGAAGTAACCTTCCAGACTCCCATCTGTCCCAATATCCCGTAAAGAATTCATGCGGAAATGATCCGCTGCTTCCGCAATTGTGCCCACTCGTGGTTTGTAGAAAGTCATGTCGTAAGAAATCCACAATTCACCAATGTTAGTAGCAGCACCTTGCATACCCACCGTCGCAATGTTGAAATTTCCAAAATCATACAACCGTAAATCCCCTTGTAACTTAGCATCGTTTCGTGTTTGTAACACAGTAAGTGGAGACTCACCGCGCGCACATTCAACAGGATGTACTAAATCAACGCTAGGTTTCGCCGAACACGTAAATTGATATTGCTCCATAGATTGTTTGTTGGCGAAGGGGGGATTGTAAACATTATAATTAGTCGTCATAATGACAGTACCTGATGCAGTGTTTGTTGATGCCAAAGCGTCATAAGAATTACTCTTGAACTCAAAAATAACTCCATTCAGCTGATATTCTTCAAATTGTTGTGCAATAGACGCCAACCATGGAAAGGTTGCAGGTAACGCGGGCTGTAAAGGAAACGTTTCAACCTTAAACTGCCCAGGGGTTACCGCGGTAATGACGTCTTGCAAGTACTCACGATGCGTAATTCTGATTCCTCGTCCTGATTTACCAAAAGCAGCCAGAGAATCGGTGGCTGCCATTGGAACAAGCGTGTTCGATGTGACTTTATAGTCACCCAGCCCGGTAATTCGCTTGAATAAACTACCGGCTGCTCGTCCCAACTGGGACCCTATAGCCCTTCCCGGGGCACCGAGCAATGCTTGCCCGAGCGCACCACCGAGTTGGGAACCAACGCGCAAGGAGGTAGAGTATTTCTCTTCCTTAGGCTTAGATTTAGGTTGAGAAGGGCCTTTGCGCCCGCCTCTCCCCTTACCGCCTCTACCACCGCGTCCACGTTTCTTATTTCCTGAAGGCATTTAGCTTGAGGGTTTAGTGTGGCACCGAGACGATCAATAGGACAAATAGTCAGATCATCTCCCCCTTTCGAAACATAAAAACTATCAAACTGACGCATGACGTCAGAAATATGTTCTTCAATAACGGGGTGCCAGATAGGAGCAATCTCTTGCAACCCATCAAAATATTCCTCCAGGAGTTTCTGGGCGTTAAGATCATACCCAAATACTATCTCCATTAATTCACGTGAACTAGCCGTCACTATACGCGGCACAACCGCCTTCTTAAACAACTCGACTCTTGATTTCTTTTCGTAATTACTCCAACTAACGTCTATCTTAACCCTATAATCTTGGGTCAGACGAATATAAGCCAGAGCCATAGACTGCAAAATCGGGCATCCAGGATATTGGTGAAAAACACTAAGCGCCTTGGAGCGCAACAACCCGCGAATCGTCCTGAGTGACGAATGTAAATAACGCGAATCGCACCATGCCAAATTCAAAATGACCTTTGTGGGGTCTGCAATAACAGTCAAACTATCGAAATCAAAGACTTGACCACAAAACGAGGCCAAATTACAATCCTCTAAATAAACCATTTTAATGGTAAATCCTAATGAAGCATAAAAAGAGGACTCAATCTTGGGACCCGTATAAACAGCCAGGCAATCATCTCCTTCAAAGATTGCGTCAAAGTCTGTGCACTTGTGCTTTTGCATACAGTATAAGAACACCATCAGGTTACAAAACCCATTGCCAAGGGAGGTGTTCATTTCCCCAGACATTCGCGATGCGTCGATTTCAGCCACAAAATTCTTAAACATACACTTATTGATACCAGTCAGGTAAGTTCTCAAAATCTCCATGAACTCTGAACCTTCAGGTAACAATTGGGTAACATATGTGTACATTTCAAATTCAACACTTTCCATAAGTTCTGCAATAAAAGAAGACTCAAATGCCGTGTAGTCCGTCGATAAAATACGCAACAAGTTCTCCGCATCTCGGTTCGTAACGCCACTATGGCCTCCAAACCTAGCACGCAGATATTCCGGTCGCTCATCAACTGGGACTTTCTTGACAAAATAATCCAATTTAAAAATTTCGTTTTCTATGGCTTTGAAGATAGGGCCGACGATCAGCTTGAATTCTTCACCACGCGCAAAAATGCCACGTGGGTTTTTATACACCGCATACGACTCATTTTTCAAAAAACACTTAAGCCTTTGGTGCTTCTTATCAAATTTGGAAGCCCCG